TCCAATTCGTATCGGTATCAAACGAGCCGTTTACAATCAATTCCGAACTTTGCTGCGAAAAGCTACCATTACTCACCTCTTCTGCACCTTGCTCACTAAAATCACCGTTCTGCACCAAATTACCAGATAGTATTTGTACATCTTCAACTAACCCTTGTGCGTTTACCCTTGTAGCTGCTGAATTTCTGCTAAAATCAAAATCTCCGCTCCCGTCGTCTGGTTTAACGCAAAGCGCCTCTCCGTTATTGTAGGCTGTTGGGGTTAACACGATACTCGCACGCTCTAGTAAATTTGCCATATTATTGTATTTTTTCTATTTTATCCAAAATTGCTGTGGTACAAGTTTCATTTTCGTAATATGTTGCACGCGCTTTTAAGCTCGTGAGCAAAGTCGGAATACCACTCCCGAATAACATCATCATTACCCTGCGCCTACTCATTAAAGCGTAGAATCAAAGTATGAATCTAAAGCCGTTTTTAAAGCTGCAAAACTTGCGTAAGCTGTGCCTGCCTCGTCTTGTAAATCCGAGTATATAGTCTTATCTAAAACGCTCACATTTTGAGTAGTTTTAATAATAATAAAATCCCCTTGCTTTTGTCTCTGGATTTCGCAATATGCTGGGTATCTGTATTCGATGCCGTTTAATATTACTAACTCCTTTGTTACTGAATCGACGTAAATTTTCATTTTTTATATATTTATTAAGTTGTTACTGTTATACTCCACCCTTTAGCCTCTAGGCTTGCTTTTGCTGCTAGACCTACAGAGCTAGGCGCTTGCCCTCCCGTTTGTGTAAAAGTTCCGTTTATCTGCCCTGCGAAATCTATACTCTCAAGTATGCCGTCTATTGATTGCGTATTTAAAGCCGTATCTCTAAACGCCTCTGTGAAATTTGTTGCTGTGCAATTATCAAAAGCATTAGCAGGAAATGACTTTAATAATACGCAGCTTTGCCAAGCGCTATCCAAATCCGTAGCGCTGCTAAAATCTAATAAAGGAAACTCTGTTAATACTGCGCAATCTCGCCAAGTATTAATAAACTCCTCGCCTTTACTCGTATCAATATACGGGAAACTTGTTAAAGCCTCGCAGCCGTCAAAGGCTTGCTCGAAACTTGTTACATTTCCAAAGTTACCCTCGTCTGTTGCGGTTATAGTTAAATTTTCGCAACCCTCAAAAGCAAGCTCTTGATTTGTAGAGCCTTGTCCGTATATCCCGAAATTAGATAACTCTATTATTTTAACGCTATCCGCCTCCGCCTCGTAATCAAACGCAGGAAATACTCCCGAAATACTTACTTTATGTATACCAGAGCCGCTTGGAAACGTGATTGTATGGTTTCCTGTTAATCCCGTAGCGTTATATCCCTCGTCTGTTGTTACATCATACAAAAAAGTACCTGCTCCCGTTACAATATTAAAGGTATTTGACGTTGCTATGATGTCGGTATTTACATTAAACTCTAAAAAGTTAACGCTTTCGCTGTTAAATATTGTAAAATCTGTATTAAAATTACTTAAAAAATACGCTTGATTATCCTCTCTCGCTTTTAACGATATAGTCGAGCCATTCATTGCATTTTTTTCTCCTCCCGTTCCTGCGTTTATTGTAACCTCGCCGCCATTCCAAAGACCTATTATTCTATAGTTGCCGTTTCTGTCTAAAAAGATAGCGCAATAGTCTTGATACATCAATTTAAAAGCGTTCAAAGTCTCAAAGCTACGAGGCAATGTAAAGCTCAAGTCTTGAGACCATTCTATACCGCCGTTTGTAATTGTAGCGTTTTCGGTAAAGCTAATATTTACAGCCTCATACTCGTAAATCGTAGTACTTGGAAAGCTCGTAATATTTTGCGCGTCGGGATTGTTTACTCTAGAGCCACCTCCGAAAGTAATATCCGAAACGCCATATTTTACGTATGGAAATAGATACACCTTATCGATGCCGCCTTGAAAATCCTTACAAGACTCGGTATATCCTCTTTGTATAGTACAATTCGCCATATATTAAAACTTAATTATGTCCTCTGGACTCTGTGGATATGGGTTTTGCATTCTATTAGACGGATTACCAAAAAACCAACCGCTGCGATTTGATACGTGCGTCGATGCGTCTACGCCGTCCTGCGTTGTCTTATACTCTGTTATATGGTTTAATACTATCCAGTCGTTAAACCTATCTATAAACGTATCTGCCATGCCTGCATAAGTATTCGATAACCTAGTCAATTCCTCCGCACTCATTAATTGAGCATTGTCTGCGGTATGCGAAACGCTGCCTCCGTTAGCAACCATATAGTTGCTAATTAGCACAAAGTTTGCAACAGTTTGGAATTTTGTTATCGGTTGCACGTATTTAGTGTATAATTCAAGGTATAATCCTGTTAAATTATTAGCCGTTGCGCCTGCTAGTATTACGTCGTAAAGTTGCTGCCCTAATAAAGGGAGTATTGTTGTGTTTTGAACGTCGGAAATCACAAACACAAAGCGGTCATTGTCAACATTACCGCCTACAATCGTAGTTTGTTTAATTTCTGTCGGTGATATAAAGAGAAAATCTGCCATATTATTTGTATCTGCCGTTATCTGGTTTGTCTATTTCTGCGATTGCAACGTCTTTTGCATTTTTTACAGGCTTATATCCTTGTCTTTTTGCCTCGTTTACGTTTACAGAGGTTGTCTGTTGCATCGCTCCGCCTCCTTTAGGCTTTCCGTCCTCGTTTAATTTCTTTTTAAATACTCTACGTTCCCAACGATGGTAGCAATTAACCCCACCACCATAAAGAAAAATGTCGTATTTACCTCCACTATGCGCAAACTTGCCATTTACTCCCTGCATACTCATAAGCTCGATGTCCTCTTTGCGGTAAACTTTGCCTGCGTCCGATAGTGAAACCATTTTATTACAGAAAGACCTAGATTGACCTTTTGGGGTTTTGCTAGTACCTTTAGTAAATGAGTAGCGAGTTTTCCATAGCTTTGTATCCTGCTCGCTTGTTTGATTTGCCGACATTTTAACGTCGTACTCTTTGCCGTCTGTTAATTCGTATCCCTCTGGAGCGTCAAGAGCGTATTTTTCTAGTATCGCAAACAGCTCAATGTCCTCACTCATACAAACGTGAGAGCCTAGCTCTGCGGTTTCCTCTTTTACCTCTACAACCTCCTCAGTCAATGGAGCAAAGTATAAATCTAGGTTAATCCCGTAGTTTACCAAAACCTCCTCGATTGCATCAAGGATAAAATCCTGCTTTGGCTTTATAACTCTCTTTATAGTTTGGCGCTCGCTCATGTCCATCTCGTCGGCTACTGAGCTAAAACCACTCGCAGACGATAAACCTACTAACGACGGCGATATAACTTTGTGCGCTGTCATTATTTGATTTTTTGCCTCTGTCGTTAGCGTTTCCCATTGCTTATGTACGTTAGCATTTACAGGAAACGGCGTTACCTCTATAGCTACCTCTTGGTCATTAAAACTAATAATAAAGTTCGACGCGTTAGAGCTAGACGTTAGTTTACGTTTAACTTGTCTCTCAAACTCCTCTTTTTCCTCTGGAGTGTAGTTTGTGCCGTTTGGTATCTGTATAATATACCCTGCGCTTAATCCGTTTTTAATAGACGAAATCTGTACGTTGGCGATTTCCTCCTCCATTTCGGCATATACTAAAGCCGACGTATAACTTGGAGCGCCGAAATATTCAGCACCAACGACGTAAGGCTTTGCTACATAAACAGAGTTGCCTTTAGCAGCGCCGTAAGCGTTAAAAAGCACGGGATTATACTCTGCGTCCGTATATTTACGCCAATTTCTAGAAAACCAATAGTGTTCTATTTCGTTTTTTTCGTTTGCAATAGACGGGATTACCATTTGCTTGGGTATATGCGTCAAAGAATGCAACTCGCCGCCTTTGGTTTCTATAACCTCAAAGCTAAACTCTCCAAAAACTTGAAAATCTGCGACCATTTTACGCAATTCTCTAGGTCTTAATATCGTTTGTAATCTTCCCCAATGCTCTGCGCCTAAACTTCCGCTAGATGTGCGCAATCCTTTACCATAAATAAGCGTACTATATGACTGGTTAATACTTGAGTTTGTAGGACTTCCGTTATTTCGGTCTATAATGTAATTGTAATGCTCATTATTACGCCCATTCATTACCCAATCCCTAGACTTGTCCTCCATAAGAGGCGGTCTTGTATAGCTCGTTAATGTTATTAGTTTAATATCACTCATATTTTTACCAATTATATCGGTTTGCTGTTTGCTTGTATTTCTGTGCTACCTGCGTTGTAGCTATTACTAGACCTCTGTAAACTATCTCAGTAGTTACGTCGTCCGTTAGTCTTAGCTGGTAACTGCTCTCGTCTAAAAATGTATAATCAAATACAAGAGAGAGCTTGTAATCTCCGCCCATTGAATAGGCAGGCGTTACGTCTGTAGTCGTTCCTAGAGTACTATCCGTAATGGTTAAAGTTAACACGTTAGACGTAATATATCTAGGTATTATCTTTATTGTATGTGTACTTAAATTAGGGTTAACTATCATAAAACAAGCTTGTATATAATAAAAACGAAAAAAGTCTGTTTTTGTTTCTATTAAGGCAAAAAAAAACCTTACAAATTAATGCAAGGCTTTTTTTATAGTATAAAACTAGATTAAGATACTACCGCTAAAAAAGAGGTTTGAGTAGCTGAGTCTAAAAATGGAGCTAAGTCCTTGCAAGTAGATATACCTGTCAATGTGTACATATTGCCGTCCGTTTTTGCTCCCCCAGTCGATGCCACGACTGTAAAGTCGATTCCATCGTCAAGACCTAGAGCAATATAGTTTCCGTTTCTGTCGACTACTACCGCGCTAGGGTATCCTGCTGCTAATAGATTAAACTCTGCATTTGTTGCAGCGTCCATAGATTTTAAGACAGTCGTAAGCGTTTGAGTATTTACTCTGCTGCTCGTATTTCTGTCTCCCACCATTGACTGCTCAAGTGTATTGCCATCTCCCTCTAAAGGATAAGCAAACGCCGCTGTCAATGCTGCATTCATTGCCGTAGCCTCTCCGTTTGAAACGGTAAAAGCATCTGGTAAGCTGTCAAAGAGATATAGTGTAGACTGACCTCCGAGTCCGTCCTTGCACACTTTAGCTCGTCCGCTTGTAAGTAAACACGCCATAAGTTATAAATTGTTTTTAGTTGCTTTACGCAACCGATTATTAATGTTTTAAAAAAGGGAGGCGGTTAAACCTCCCCTAGTATTTAGGCTGTTGTAGTAAGTAACCAAACAATCTCTGCTCCGTAAGAATATCCTACAGCGCCACCGAATACAGACTTGTATAATACGTTTCCGCTCAAATCTACTTCGTCAAGGTCTTTCACTCGAATTGAGGTAGCGTCTGACGCTAATCCTGTACCCATTGTAATATTAGCCTTTTCGAATAAAACGATAGTGTTATCTGGTAATCCGTTTACAACTTGTACAGTATAACGTCCGTATACCAATCCTGTGTTAGCGTCTCCACCTAATCCGTTAGCCGCTCCGTTTTGGATAAGTAACTTAGTGTATGCGTCTGCAACGTCTGGAGATACGATAAAGTTTACTGACTTACGTCTTAAAGCGTAAGGTAAAGCTCCTGTCGCTGCGTCAAATGCTGCTAGTACGTTAGACGTAGAGATAGCCGCTCCGATTGCTGTAATCCCGTTGTTTGCTTTTATAACGTCTCCGTCTGCTGCAAACTGCGTTATTAATCCGCTCATTTGTCCTGCTGCTCCCGAGCCGTTCCAGATTTGGTTTTCAAACCATTCAGCCAATTTCCCTGCTGTATCTGCTACGATTGCGTCTGCAATTTCTTGAGGTGTTTGGTCGTTGAAAGCAGATGCTCCCATAGACTCGCCGCTCCACGTTGGACGGAAATCTTCTTTACAGATTGTAAACTCGTTTTTAAACTTTGAAAGTGTTAATACTTTCTCTGAGTAAGCTACTGCGTCTGTTGCTGCTGTAGTTCCACAAGCGTAATCTACAACTCCAAGAGTAACGTCTAAGTTTCTCAAGTTTAGTTTAAAGCCTACGTCTGGTACAACGTTGATTAATCCAAGTCTAAGAGTATCCTCTTCCTTGATAGCCTGTAGCATAATGTCTACGGCTGCACTTCCTGCGTAATTTGATGTAATTGCCATTTTTTTATCTATTTTAAATTAATTAATTTACTTGTTTGCGTTTTTGATTATCTCAAGGATACGTCCTTGCTTTGTTAATTTTACTTGTTTCGGTTGTGAGCTAATAGGCTCTACAGACGGCTGCGCCGAAAGTGTAACTACCTGCTCTTTTAACTCTACATTTTCAGATGTTAAAGTTTCTAGCTTAGACTCTAAGCCGCTCATTTTAATATCCATGCTCTCGGCGTAAGCCTTAAACATATCGTCAAGGATTTCCTTGATTACTTTCATAGACTCCTCGTCTGCGTTAACCTCTTCGATTACTTCGTCCTCTTCGGCCAGCTCTGCCTCTGGAGCTACCTCTTCGACTACTTCCTCGTCTACTACTTCCTCGTCCTCAGACATTGACTCTACAAGTCCGTCTTTAACTACAATCTCGCCGCCCTCGTCTAGCTTGTAACTTCCGTCGGCTAGTTGCACTTTCTCCTCGTCTGCCATTAAATAGACAGGTGTACCAACCTCAAGAGTTTCGCCCTCGAATTGAATATCTAGCTCTCCAGATTTTACGCTCCCTAGAGTTACCTCTATTTGTTTCTCGTTTTTGCTTACTATATCTTTAAGCAATGCAAGAATACTTTTGTTTTCTTTACTCATTTGTATATCGGTTTTATAATTTACTTCCTCTAGTTCGACCATGCCGTCGATTGAAAATCCTCGCAGCTCGCCCGTCTTAATATAGTTGTTCCAAATATCGTCGTTATCTACTTTCATAGAAACAAGCCAAGAGCCAACAGGATAACTAAGTCCATAGGCTGCGCTTTTATCTTTTTTAGGGTCGGCTACTAGCCAAGACTCTGTAAAAGTTACGCCCTCTATTGGTGTATCGTGTTCTAGCTTTGAGTTTAATTGGAATCCGCTTTGAAAAAAGTTTTGAGAAAAATCTCGTATTGTTTCCTCAGAAAAAAACATCTCAAACTCGTTGCCGTTCTCGTCTACTCTGTATATTAACTGTTCTGGTTGTAATACCAAACCCATTAAAATACGTTTCTCCTCGTCTACTTTTGCAAGTGTTACAAGTTTGTCTTGTTTTGCCATTGCGATAAAATGCTCGGCTGTGGCAGGGTCGTGTACTAATGAGATAGCAAAGACTCCTTTGCTCTTTTTATTGTATTTTCCCTCGTATCTTTTCATAGGCTATATTATTATAACGAAAAATTGTTGTTTTTGTTTCACTATTTGTTAAAATCCGCTTGAGTCCACTACGTTTCGGTCTGCGCTTTGAGCTGTGGTAACGTCGCCGCTAATTACTACGGCTTTAACGGCGTTCTCTTGCCCTGCTATGCTGTCTTGTATTGCGTTGCTTTCCGTTCCCTCTACTAGATTAAACGCTGGAGCCTCTGCTCCGCCTCCGCCTGCGCCTGCGTCTCCTTTAGATGGCGCTCCTCCTTTGCCAAGAGCTGCTAGTCCTTTAGCGGTTGCCGCTATATTTGTAGCTATACCAATACCTGCTGCAATATTGTTTTGTAAAACAAGCGCGGTTGCAGCAGTGACAGACGCTCCTCCACTAGGTATGGCTAAAGCCGCTCCTTGCGCAGTCGTTGCAACATTTGACGCTTGAGTGTTTACTACTGTTTTAGCTATATTTACCGCTGACTCTCCAATTAATGCTGCGGCTTGTAAACCTTTAGACTCCTCCCCTAGAGATGCAAGTAATTTAATACCGCCGCCTATATTATCTAAAGTTGAGTTTCTTATTTCTAACTCTGCCGCTGCTACAGCTTTTTGAGCTGCTAATTTTTCAGCCGCTAAGTCTGCGGCGTCCTTATCTGCTTGCTCTTGTATTTTTTTTAGTTCGGCTGCCTTTGTTTTAGCGTCTGCAATATCTTGTGCGTCTTTAACTTTTTTCTCGTCGTCTAAAATCTTTTGCGCCTCTTTTGCTGCTCTATTTATTTCGTTTTCTGCCGCCGTTAGCTCTCTCTGTATCGCTCGTTTTTGGTCTATTCTCCTAGTTTCTACCGCTATAACTGCCGCTTTTAATCTTTCCTCTTCGAGCAAATTTTCTTTTGTACTTCTAGCAAAGGTATTTTCTGCTGTTTGCGCATCACTTCTGAGTTGTGCAATTTCGACCTCAGATGTTGCAAGTCCGTCTTGAATTTCAAGCACTTTCATAAGCGCCGCCTCTCGCTCCTCTGCGCTAACATTGTTTAGGTCTTTAGCTTTTAGTCTTAGCTCGGCAATTTCCCTCTCTGCTTTTGCTCTTCTTACTAATAAACCTCGCTCTATTATATCCGCTTTTGCTCTTTGGTCTGCGACCTTTGCAGCCGCAGCGCCCTCTTTTAAGTTTTGGTCTATAAAATCTTTTGTCGCCTCTGTCGCTGCTTTTATTTTGCCCGACATATCGTCGATTCCTAGAGTAACTTTTGCGACTGCGTCTCCTGCCACTTTACCAGCCTCAGAAAATTCTCCTTTAAAAAGCAAAGTTATTGCTTTGCCTAGTTGTGGTATAAGCTCCACCATTCCCTCAAACCTATTAACAATATTTTCTTTTATAAGATTTGCAAAGCTACTTATAGCTTGTTTAGGGTTTTCAAAAGCTGAGATAACAAGCTCCCCGAAATCGGCTAATAGGTCGACTAGGTTTCCCGTTATCGCTCCTATAACGCCCATTATTTTAGCAAACTTATTTTGCCCCTCTTCAGAGCCTTGAAAAGCAGCAGTAAGCGCTGCGATAGTTATAACAATTAAACCAATACCACTAGCAGCGATAGCTCCTCCAATAGTACGGAAACCCATTGCAATAGCTTTTAATCCTCCTGCGAATTTTTTTAATCCTGTTAAAGCTCCGCCTGTCATTTTATCGACAGAGTCTCCTAGTCCAGATGTTTTTTTTGAGGTTTTGTTTACTTCATTTCCTAGCTCTTCGGTCGAGTCTGTTAATCCGTC